AGCCCGGCTCACGCCTTTCACTATGTAGGGACCGAAGTCTTTGTGATGTCGGAGCCCGTTTGGAAACCTTCGCTTTATGGCATCGTTTGGTTTCTCAATTTTTTTTTGCTTGAGTGTTTTTGCTTTCATTGCGGCTTTTCTATGTGTTGTTCCGTTTGTCCCGGTCATGTATCTAATCGATGACCTGGCGGATTCTAGGGTTTTCCACACTCCTGGATTTTCCTTGTATATGGCTTTTGCTATTGTAAGCGTTCCGCTTTGTGGGAATCTCTTTTTTGCTTCTCTTACAATTTCTTGCTGTATTGTCATTTGACCTGGGATGAGCCAAAATAAAAGCCTACGATTGCCAGGGCTGTTTGTCTAACTTCTGGCAGAATAACATACCCGGTTACCGTCTCCCATTTAGCGCCTTTAAATAGTCCAAAAAAGGCGCTTGTGTCTTTCTGAACGCTTACGCCCACGTCGGTGAATGCGATGATAAATGGAGCCGCTATAACGGCGAACATTGTAGCAACCGTTATGAATCTTCGGATCCAGGGTCCGGCTTGTCCGCCTCGCTGCGCTGCTTTATCTGCCGATGTGTCTGCTGCTTTTTGTCGTTTGATTGATTGTTCAAACAAGCGAGTTTGACTTTGCGCTTGTGCTGCGATCAGCTTCATTACAAATCCGCTAATTCCGCCGCCTAGCATTGCTATCAGTTCTGGTGTCATTTTTTTCGTTTGTTGTGGAAGTCGAATAATACTTTTACTTTTTCCGCGAGCGATTCCAGGTTGTAGTGCATCCGGGCTAGAACAATTATAAGCGTTATAATTCCAATAAGGACTGGCGTTAGGGATGCTATGATTTGCAATACTTCATTCATTTGTTTTTCAACTCTTTGATCACTTTGATCGCTGATACTGTCATGTATATGAGAGTTGAAAAGCCGACAAGGAAACCAAGAACCTCGTTTACTGGTGTAAGTTCTAAGGTGGCAATAAATCCGCCGGTTCCTATTGTTGATCTGTATATAATGTCTTGCATAATCATGTAGCTACATCTTGAAGTGTGAATGCTTTCCAACTACCGCGTCCGCTCCCAGATGGGTTTGCTATAAAAACTTGGACCTCGTAGCGTTCTTCATTGTAAATCATTAAACCTGGCGGCGGATCAAGTCCGATGGCATCTCTCTCGCTATCTGTGTATGGTCCTAATCTTAACCAGTTACTTATTCGCAAGCCTCCGGTGCATCTAATCGCTTCGTTGCTTGGGTATCCGTCTGAGCTATTGTGGATAACATGCAAAGCGCATTTCGGGTCACCATCGTCTGTGTTGATTCCGACTCTGCCGCCGGGTTTAGGGTCTATCTTTTTGATGACTAGCAGGTCATCTGGATTCCCGTCAATATCCATAAATCGGAATTCCTTTGCTCTGACTTTTATACTTTGAGCTGTAGCATTCGATGATTCGAGCAATTGAGTTCGGACGGTTGGCATTCTTACGATTCCGGTGAATGATTGCGTTCCCGTAACGGTGCCGTCGGTGCTATCAACTACAAATGTTCCGACTTTCAGTTTTCCTCCGGCGCTGATTGATAGGTCTCCGCCTCCAGCCAACTCTAGTCCTCCGTCTAGCAACGAGATGCCTCCGTTTGTAACATCTAGATCGTTCTGGAATTCTGTGGTTCCGGCAATTACTATATCACCATTTATGCTTACGTCGTTGTCAAGGTTAGCCTCTCCATCCAGGCTGAAATTTCCCTCTATATTTGGATTGGGGAAACTGTTTAGAAATGCGGTTGCTGATGCCGGGATGCCGGTTGAACCTGCTGGCACCGTCGCTCCGCTTCCAATCACTTGACTGAATAATCTGATCGGTGTCTGGAAAATTGTTTGCACGTTGCCGGTGCTGTCTGTCAGTTCAAGTTCTAGTGTAGCGGTTGCGCTTGTTGCGTTGTCGATCAAATCAAAAACGCCTTGGGTTCCTAAGTTCAAAGATCCTTGTATCCCTTTGTTGCCGGCTGCGTCTGTTATGTTTGTCCATGAGCTATCAATTAAAGCGACCGGGTTTTGGAATAGCCTGGTTATCCATCTTTCATATACGGTCGTTCCCGAACCGACTATTAATTTTTGTATAGTTGCGGTTGATGATGGCGTCAGTCCTGTGCTGTCAATCGTTGGTATTGTTTTGCTGCCGGCACTTGTGAAGTCTGTTATAAACGTAAACGGTGCAATTTCTTGAGTGGTGTTTGCTTCTCCGGCATTTGAGATGGCTGTTTGCAAGTCACTTGCTGCCATGTCAAAGCTTAAAGATACCGGCGTTGTCTCTGCAAATGTTAAGGTGAATGATCCGCCGGTTGGTCTGGCATTTAAGGTGCCGATTCCTAGTCTCTGAAATGTGAAGGCTTGTATGTCGACGGCTGTTCCGCCGGTTGATGTCAAGAATACATCAATTGATAAAAGATCCCCGGCGACCATTTGTGGTGCTATTCTGGGCGTCAAGTTTGTTATAGAATTGACCAGTCCGCTTTCTACGGTGGTCCTGTCAATGTTTCCGGTTATTTGTAATGCCATAACTTAAAAATAGGAGACTTGTAAACCTGGCTTATTCTTGCCATGAAGGATTGCCGATAACATGGGCGATGGTTTCTTGCAATGTGACGTCAAGTCCGATTGGCGGTTGCCATCCTTCGCTTCTTATCTTGTTGCTGTCCAGGGCGTATCGTAAATCATGCCCGGCTCTTGTTGAGTGAAAGTCTACAAGTTTATATTTGAGATCTCGGTTCATTAGCTTGGCTACTCGTTCTGCAAGTCCCAGGTTTGTTATCTCTTCAATGCCGGCAATATTGTATTTTGTCATCTTTGCCTCTCCGTCTCCGTATTTGGCAAAGTCTACGTTTTCAAGCATCCAACGCCAAGCGTCGGCAAGGTTTCGGCAGTCGATATACATACGTGATCCGATTTCTCTTTCGTTGCCATGCACTTCGACCTCTTCGCCCTTGTGAATTCTGGATATAAGTTTGGGCAGATATTTTTCCGGGTCTTGCATTGTCCCGATCATATTCATGGTATGAGTTATTGCGATTGGCGTTCCGTATGTTCTCCAGAAGGAAAAAGCCAGGGCATCTTGTGCTGCCTTGCTTGCTGCGTATGGATTTGATGGCGCTATCACATCCCATTCGTGATGGCAATGGCTTCCGTGGGCTGTTCCGAATACTTCATCGGTTGAGCAATGTATAAACTTTTTGATGCCGGGTCTTGTTCTCGCCCATGCTAAAATGTTGCCCATAAGTTTGCAGTTGTTTTCCCACACATATATTGGATCTGATATGGATGTGTCTACGTGTGAAATGGCGGCGCAATTTATTACGTGGTCTATGTGACCTATCCGGTCGTCGGTCCTGGCAGAGATTGGGGCGTTCAAATCGTGGCAGACTATCTTCCATCTACCGCCTTTCACTCGGCTGATTCTTTCGGCGTCTCCAAGGTGCCGGAATGAATCAAGCCCTATAATGTCCCAGTCTGTTTTTTCTATCAGCCACCTGGCTGTGTGTGATCCGACAAAGCCGGCGCTTCCTGTAATTAGTATTTTTTTGCTCATAAGTCTGTTTCAAATGTATCAAACAATGTTCGTCTTTGTCGTAAATGTCCGCGATGTTCACCTACTTGTTCGTGGTATGCTTTTATTGTTGTGAATCCATTATCGCTATTTTCGTCTCTCACTACGTGGTCGCATACTGTGTGGGTGATGCAGCAAAATCTCAAACCTGCCGGATGCCATCTGTGCCAATTCAGGAAAAGGTCTTGCGTGCCGCCACCATCGTATCCGTCAAAGTGCGCAAGTTGGGCGGCTCGTTTGCTCATCAAAGTGCAGCCGAGCCCGGTCCAATCTGTAGGAATGATTGCGCCTCTGCCTATGCCTGGGTGGCTGTTGTCGAGCCATCCTCTGCGTCGCCATCTTTTGGCGTTTAGCTCAAAAACATTCCCACTTGGCGGTTTCTTTTTTATGAGTGCGTTTATTCGGATTCTTCGCTTTTCCTCTTTTTCTCTCAGTTCTTTGCTTATCTGTTTGTCTCTCAATCTTTTTTCATTGCCCTTCACAAGCGCTTTTAGCTTGGGTCCGAGTTTGCGTTCTTCTGGCAAAAAATCCTCTGCAATTGCATGTTGCGGATCTCCGTGTCCGCCCAGGAATGATCCGCCGCCCTGGGATGGGTAGGTCACAAAGGCTACGTCGTAGTATCCGCTATCAAATTCCAACATTTGCATGGATGTAAGGAGTGCGTTGTGTGGCACCAGAACGTCGGCTTCTACCGACCAGAGAAAATCACAGCCGTTTTGCCTGGCTGCTTCAAATCCTATTGATTGCAAAGTTGCGATCATCAGTTGCCTGTCTGTTTTGTAATGCTCGCCGCTTTCTTTAACGTCAACCGGTATAACCATTTTGTTTTCAAACCTCATTAGCAAAGTTGATGCCTTGGTGGCGCTTGCTTTATCGGTCACGCAAATGACCATGTGTTCCTGGTTTGCTTGCTTGGCATGTTCGATGGCAGAATGTATGCGCCGGAAGCATGCTTGCATGGGTTTGAGATATGATTCTGTGCCTACTACTACCGTGATTATTTTTTTATTTTTCATTTTATTGGAATCCGAAGTATTGCCCTGTCTGATATGGATTGTAATTATTCAAGTCTGTCGTCGTGAATCCCTGTCCTCCCAACACATTGCCGTCTGGTTGACCTGTCAAGATCGCTATATTTTTAATTGCATAAGGCTCGCTTGAGTCTAGCTCGGATGTGAAATATTCTTCAAATGTCAAATTTGTTGAGAAAGTTGAGCCGACGTGAAGTTGTCCCGGTCCTCTTGCGGATAGCAATCCGGTGAAATTTTGATTGTTCTTTCCTCCGGCGAATATTATTTGTTCGCCTTGTCCGCCTCCTTCTTTGCCGGCAGGTTCATTTGTGAGAGTTCTTCTAGAGAACATCAAATCATACTCTTGCCCAGTTTCTTCTATTTCAAAGAATGTCTTGCCAATGCGACCGGTTGATCCGTTTTGTTTTATCAACCTGGTGGCGCTCCCTATGGTTAGAGTTGTGTCGGATAGAAGTATTTCTACTGATCCAACACCAAAAAAAGTTGCGTCTGGTCTTGTTGATGCTGTTCTTCCTGCACCGTAGTTAAATAATATTGTTCCGGAGTTTGTGCTTGTTGTCTCTGTGTTTGTTCCTTCGCCGATCGTGGTCGTGTCAAAAGTTGTAATTGATGGAGGAGCATTTTTTGCCGAGATCCGGTCTGTTGTTTCATACATGTATGCTATTTCTGGCGCTTCTCTATAGCCTCCCATCAGATGTTCTTTTCCTGTAAAAACGTTACATGCTCCATCACTAACTCTCGGATCAAAGTTTGTCAGAACTGATTCTTCAATAACGCTGCTGCCTACGGTTTCAAAAAATGTTTGCCCTGGTTGAACTACTCTCAATCCACGTATTTTTGTCATTGGTCCGGCTGATGTTTTTGAACCATTGGCAGGGATTGCAATTGTTTTTAGTTCTCCATCTTCGAAATATTTCAAAGTTGAATCAGATGTAAATCTTGAAGTTCCGGTGCTGTTTATCGTGTATGTTGTTCCCTCGCTTGTGGTTGGAAGGGGCGCGTCATTAGGAAATAAGGAAACGTTGCGGGTTCTTGAATAAGTTGTTGTTGCTTCGTCTCTATAAGATCCAGTCGCTTGTTTAATTTCTACTTCATAGTCGTCGTTGAATGTTCGCCCTGTGTATGTTGTGGTTTTTTCGACTGTTATAGAATTTGTGTATGTGATTGTTTTTGTTTCGCTTAGAAACACATAACCAGTTGCGCTTACTGGTGTGTTTGGCTGCTCTGTGGACCCCACGAATTGTATATTTGAAAATCCCGGATCTATTTGCATTGTTCTTACTACCTGGGTGACCAAATCGGTCATTTTCACGGTTTGAGGATCTGATGTTGAAACTGTAACAAATCCAAGCGGTCCAAAAGCTTGCCAGGTTTGTAGTGCCATTGAGGGAACCGTGTTTTGCAATGTATTAATTGTGCCTTCAGATGTTGATATGGAGATTCCGTCAACTGTTTGTTCAAAACTTTCGGCATCGTCATAATCGAGACGAGTGCTTTTCCCCGTGATGGCTGTCGTTTCTGTTTCGTCAGATGTTCCAGTTGTTATTTCTGTGATTGTAAATTCTACAGTTTTTGTTCCTGTAGAATTCGCATTGATAGTCCTTGTTGTGGTTGCATCAATCTCATCTTCAAAGCTAGTTTTATACGTCTGTGGTGTATATTCACCGCTACCTGTGGTATTATCCCCACCATTTTGAGGGTTTGAATCGCCTCCGCTACGAGTTGTTGAATCGACATTTCCTTCTGCATCGGTGTCACGTGCGGTTCTACCATATGCACTTGTAAAATTATTATTAAAATTATTTGAGCCTTGATAGTTAATTATGCCATTGGCTCTTGTTTCGCCGTTACCGGCTGTATAGCCACTATTGCCGGCACCGGCTTGCGTTCTTTGAAAGTTGAATCCGCCGCCGCCGTCAAAATTTCCAGAACCATTTGCATTTGCACCATTCGCTTTTGATTTGGTGGCGGTGCTTCCAACATTTCGTATTGTTATAGTTCGGTCCGCGCTATACGATGAGGTCACCCTTGTTCCGCCGCCGTCGTTAAAAAAATTGTTTCTTGTTTCACCTCCGCTCTCGCCATCGTTGACTGTGTTGCCGGAATCGCTGCGTGTTGCCTTTTCTTCCGCCTCATAAGATGAACTTGTGATAAATCCTACTCTTTCTTCCACCGTTTTATAGGTGCTAGTGGATCCGCCTCCGCCTCCTTTTTGGGCGCGTGTTACTTTTCTGCTTTTGTCAGTCCTGTATGTCAAAGGTTCTCCTTCGACATATGATCCAGAAATTACTGAACTTACCAATGTATCTCCTACGTCAAAGTTGTTACCGGATGTGCTTCCGGTCGAAGAAAAAATTTGTGATCTGCTGCTGAACGCATTTTCATATAAAGGAGCGCTAGAAGTTGTTGATCCATAAAATGCGAGGTGCTTTCCCATCCTTAAAATTCATTGAAGTCCGATGTGTTTTCAATCCATGTATAATAAATGTTATTGGGATATTCTCCAACGTTTACAGTTTGCTTTGGTATTTCGTGTGCGACGATTCTTCTATAAGTTTTGTTGCCGGTTGTTATTTGGGTGATTTTTCCTCCCTCAAGTATTGCGATTAAAAGTTCAATTTTATCTGGCACATCACCTTCTTTCCATTCTATCGCGCCTGGCGCATCGTTCTCAACTGAGTATGTGGCGGTGGTTGGTCCGCTTTCTGTGTCCATTTCGATGGTCAAGACTACGTATCTTAAATCGTCAGTTTTTGTGTGATTTACTTCGACAAGTGGCAAGCAAAGCAATCCGTTGATCAATCCGTTTTTGATTGTGATTTTTTCTTCGCCAACACTTAGCACCTGGTGTGGCTCTACCGAGTCGCTGCCGCCGCCGCCGGATGCCGGAGGGATCTCTAGGTTCCATCCTAGTTCTGATCCGATTATTTTTCCGCCGATAACTTGGTCCGGTGGCTGCGCTCGGTTTGCGGCTTTTCGCAGCGCCTCCATTCTTTCAACGGTCAACTCGCTTTCAATTCGCTTTGCCGGCTTAAAAATAAAGTTTAGCAGATTCATTATTAAAGCGTATAATTATATATTGAGTCGGCGTATCCGTTCACGCCGGACAATAGGTAGCGTTCTGTTACTTCATAGATGTCTCCCTTTTGTGTGTAGTCTATTGAAATTAAAAGCCAATTAAAATCTCCAGAAACGCTTGGACCGTCTAGTGGTAAAGTCTCAACGGTTTTGCCAACTGATGACAAGTTGGGCTTGTCTCTATCCGCATATCTTACTGTGTATTCGGCGCCTGGTGCCAGGTAGCTGCTTGTGCCTCTTAATGATGCAACCTTGGCGGTGTTGGATATTCTTTTGAATGCTCCATCGCTGTCTCGTATAATTATTTCTGGATCTTCAGATGTTCCATCATTGTCGCATGCTTTGCCCACGATGGAATTGGCGGTGCCGTCAAAGTTTGGATGAGTGTCCAGGGGTTCTTGTTTGCTTTGCCTGGTCAATGATGTGACCGGCGTAAACAATGGATTGCCTTGTATACTGGAGACTGTGCTTCCGCCGCCGTCGCCGGGTCCTTCGTATGTCACCGAGAGTAATTCATAGTTTCCTTTTTGTATTGTAAGGCTTGCGGCTGTTAGAACCAGTTCTGTTTCAAGTGGATGTTTTGATCTTGCCTCTGGCAATTCCATTTGACCGGCGATGTTCAAATAACTTTCTTTCAAACTTCTTACGCCGACGTCATTGATTGAGTCGGTGCTTCCGGGCTGTTTGTAACCATTGAAGTTAGAACTTAATTGCGAACCTCCTGATGATATATCTTCTATTAATTTTGTCATGAAAAACTCGGGCTGTTTTGTTGTTGTGTGTTTTGTTCGATTGCACCTAATACTACTAATTGTTTCTCGGCTAGTTCATTTGCTTTTTCAATTGGCTTCAATGCTCCGGTTAAACCGCCGCCGCCTATAGCTGCCATGCTACTAATGCCTCCGGTGGCGTCTCTGTCTATTTCTTTTATATTATTGGTGGGTGAGTTGTTTTTGTTTTGATCTAGTTTACTTGCCAACTGAAAAGCGGCTTTTAAGCTCATATTATAACGGTTAGAAAATTCCACGGCGGTTTTCATCAGTTCCACTTGCTTCTCTAATTGCTTCGCTTGTTTGTCTAGTCCTTTGCTTCTGGCTTGTAGCGCTTGTAGTTCTTTTGCGCGGATCGCTTGTTCTCTTTGTTTGTCGATCAAATCTTTTTTGTGCTTTGCCACCTCTGCAATTCGATCTTTGACCATTTTTAGCAGTTTTGCCTCGTCCTCTAACTTTTGCGTATATGATTTGGTTGAATTAGCAAGCTGTTCGTTAGCGCTTGCCGCACTCATCGCGGCGGCGGTGGATTTTTCGATAGTTGCAATTGTATCCGCAATGTCTTTTTCCAATTGCTCCATTGAGGCGCCCATGCTGTCTGCGGATTCATCTACCGCTATAGCAGTAGACATTGCTCTTATGGCTAGCTCTCCTAAAATAACGACAAGGACGCCGACCACGGTGGATGCAAGTAATGATTGGATTTTTAATTTTAGCGCTGTTACCGCGATGGCAAGTTTAGTTGTTCCAACTGCTGCGCCAATTGCTGCAATGCGATATGCCGCCATTGCTTTTGCGGCGAGTGGCAGCACGATTGAGAGCGCTTTATTGGCGGCAATGTATGCAATCAGTCTCTTTGTAAATGCTAAGACAACCGCTTTGTTTTCTTCAAAGAAATCGGCAAGTTTATTTAGAAAAATCAGGGCTTGTATCAGCAATGGTCTAAGTTTTTGACCTAGTTGAGTTCCTAGTTCTTCAACTCTTGCCTTAAAGAATTTTGCCTGGTTTGCTGCCGAGTTTTGTGTTTGTGCTGCGTTGCCCAAGCTATCGCTCATTCCTTTAAGCACTAGACTTTGGATTGCAACGGCTTTTGCCTGGGCGTTCAGTTCGCTTTTGTTTTTTATTAATCCCAGGCTGAATGCTTCTTGTTCAACCGCCACCATGTTTATTGCGATGCCCAGTCTTTTTAGCGGCTCAAATTCTCCGGTAATTGCCGCAGCCATTTTTGTAAACATTTCATCTGGTGTGAGATTCTTAAAGCTCGCCAGGTCCGCTGATAGTTTTGTCATTCCTATTGCAAAGTCGGCGGCTGCTTCTCCGGTCATGCCCATTGATTTGCCCATCGATGCGATTGTGCCGATTGAGTTTTGAAGCTCTTCTGTTGTTGCCGGAATGGTTTTTTTCAACTCTTCTATTTTTTTGTTTACCCTATCGGCGGCGTCTCCCAGGGTCGTGTTGAACATGTCGGCAGTTTCTTCTGCGTCTATCGCTAATTGCAGCAGCTTTTTGCCCAGTCCTGCTGCTGCGATGCCTCCTGCAACCTTAAGAAATGCATTGCGTGCAGAGTTCTTAAATTTGCTTGTTCTGCTTTCCGCTTGTTGCAGCCCTTTTTGAAATGCTTTAGAATCCAGACCAAGTTTTGCGAGTAGTGAAAAATTAGCCATTTCAATTAAAGTTTTTGAGTTCTTCGGCTTTTGCCGCCTGGGTGATTGGGTTTCGGATTGGATACTTAGAATCATGCCTTTTAATTATTCGCTGGATCAATTGCAAAGCCACCGACATGGGTGTTTTCATAACTTCGTCAATTGTCCAACCGTAAGAGTTGCATAATTCGTCAAGCATGACTGAAAGCCACACGCTAGAATCAAAATCGTTCCCGATTATTTTTGTTTTTCCGGTGTCGCCTTTTCCTGGCATGTCCAGAAATTGAAAGCCAAAATATGAGACGATTTCGTCCCTTATTTCTTGTGTGATGTTATTTACTGCAAACTTGGCAAATGCCTTTTCGGTCCGCAGATCTCTATCGGATCTCAAAACCCATAGGAAGTGGACAAGGTCATCAAGTTCTGGCGCCTCTCCCTGGTTGAGCCGGTTCTCTCCATACTCCATTTCCAAGGCATGCCGGACAAGCATTGGGCGCACCAGGAAGGGTCCAATGCGCGTTTCCACATTTAGGTATGCTTCAATCCGCAGCCTTTTTTCAATGGCGGCGGCTGCTGCGATGCGCTTCTTAGCGGCATCGTCAAACTGGACCGCCGTGAATCCCATCTTTATTTTTAGCTGCCGGCTAGTTGCTTGTATCCGCTTACGTTTACGCGTCGATAATCCGCTTGCGTCTCTTCGATTGATACTTCTGTCAAGAAGTATACGTCAGAAATCTGAACTGTGCCTCCCACGGTTGGTAGGCTGCCTCCGCCAGAAGGCACTTGCAATGTCGCGCTCATTTCTGTTCGTCCTGGGATGACTGTGCTTCCGATGGGTAGTCCTTCTTGGTCGTTCAAATCTACGCGCTCACCGGTTTCAGTTAAGCTCAAAGATTCCACAACCATGTTTGCGATTGTGGGCGTGCTTATTGCAAATGCGCCCTCTCCGTCTACTGTTAATGCCATAATATTATATATTTAAATTTTAGGTTATTTGTGAATTCATAAAAGCGCCGCATGTCAAGTTGCGCATGCGCTCGTGAAAGCGGTTGTGTCGGTTGTGTTTGCTGCCGTTGTTGTGTCGGTTGTTGTTACAGTTGTTTGATATGATGAGAATGTGGGCGTAGTGAATGAGCCGCTATTTGAAGTTGAGCCGGTGCTTGTAGTTGAGATAACGGTTGTTAAAGTGCCGGAAGCTGATGAGCTTGCGGATGTGAATGTGGATGTGGTCGCTGTGCTTGTTGTTGTTCCGGATGCTGTTGTCGTTCCCGATCCATCTATTGTAAAAGTGCTTGTTGAAGCGGTTGTGCTTATTGATGTTCCTTGAGTGCCGGAAGCTGATGAGCTGGCGGATGTGAATGTGGTGGCGCTTGTTGGTATCGTGGATATGGCTGTCGTGATGCCTTCTGTGCTGCCAGTTGTGCTTGTGAGGGCTGTTGTATACGGGAAGTCTCTGCCGCTTGTTGTTGCCGATGATGTTCCGCTTGTGGTAGCTGTTGCGCTTGTGGTTCTGTAGTTCGGGCTTCCTAATGTTGGGAATGCGTCATCTTTTATTTTCAGTTGGATTGCAAATGAAAGCGTTGAGATTGCAAGATTGCCGTCCACTTCAAAAGTTGTCCCGGAAGGTCGCAAATAATTAACGTCATAATACGGCAGGTTGGTGTTGCTAAAATTACACGCGTTTCTAAGCATTTCACCTCTGGTCAAACCTCTGTATTTTCTGTGGTCCGCTTGCGATCCGTCGGTGCTTGCGTCTGTCACGATTTGTATGACAAGTTCGCCGGTATATTTCAAATACTCTAATAAGGCGGTCGCGTGTATGTCTGGTGGATCGAGCGCTTCGCCGAGTTCCATCTTTACAGAAAATCTTGGCAGAACGAGATCGTCCTGGTCTAATGATGCAAATGCGCTTGTCGAAGCGAGCCCGGTCGCTTGTTGCAAGAATCCTTTAGCGGCGGTTTCGATATTCGTTTCAATATCAAGCAATGTTTCGATGTTAGGAGCTGCCATTACTTATGTTGTTTTGTTCAATTGCCCTGGTGCATTCGTCTTTTATTTGTTCAATTTCCGGGTCCTGGAGAGTTGCTTTGTTTGCCACCTCTATTGCCTCTTTGTATTCTTTTCTGCCCATGTGCAACCGGGCATGAAGGCTCCAACAAAGGTTTTTGTATATTAAATCGTTCTGTAGGCATGATGTGACGGTTGGCTGCGCGTTGCATGCTCTGATATAGGAGAATGCTTCTCGCATGTTTTCTACTTTGCCCTGGGATGCATAATACTCCGCAAGTCTGAAATATGCCTCTTTTCTTCCTGGCATAAATTCCAAGCCGTCATGAAAAGCTCGCAAAGCTCTTTCCACTTGTCCTGTATGCAAATAGCAAACGCCCAGAGAAACGTAAGCGTCATATATTTGTATCGGGTCGGAATGAGTGGGGATTGTCTTGTTAAACCAGGGGATTGCTTCTTCGTATTTCCTGCTGCAATAATATTCCTTTGCGATGTAGGCAAACTGATCTGGTGCTTTTTTGGATCCCTCTCTCAACAAATCGATATGGAATTCGTGATGTGCTTCGTGTTCGTCCGGGGAATGATCGACCTGGCAATTTTTAATCAGTAGGATCTTTTTGTCTTTGAGCTGAGAATCAATTGGAGTAATTTCTTCATGTATTTTTCTAACCCATTCCCATGCCCTGGGGTCATGCACTCTGATTTTTATTATTTGAGAATGTTCGACTGAGACGTTATAATAAATTGCGTAAGCGTCGCCTTGGTGCGTTCCGGTTATGCCTTTTATTATGTTCTCCGGTTTTTGGATTGTGTCGTCGCAATCTAGCCACAATGCCTGGCATGAGTATTGGCAAGCCATTTGCCTGGCTGCGTTCCTGGCTTTTGAGAAATCAAATTGATTTCTCTTTTTAAATGTCATTTGATCGTAATCAAACGGGATCCCAGAAGATTCCAAAACGTTCCGGCAGTCTGGTTTTTTGTCTGTGCAAACAAAGCAAACCTGGGCGATGATCGGTTTTACTTGTTTTAGCAAGCGCTCCAGATACTTGGCGTCCGGCGCGTGTCCGATCATGTAAAGCGTCAGTTTAGCTTTGGTGTTGTGCTTCGCATTCGATTCTAAGTGTGACATTGGCTGCATCTGTGTGGGTGTTTACTACTTTATAGTTTCTCGTCCCATCTGTCAGAATCATTCCCTTTGATGGCAAGTCTGTATATTCAGATTTAGAAATGTAGAATCTTGTGTCAATAGTCACTTCACGACCGTCCTGGAATATTTCAAATGCCGTTTCTATGTCTTGCTTGTTGGCTACATATGCTTCTGAATTGGTAGGTGCCACCGCAGTTAGCGTTGTCGTCATATTGTCGATTGCAAAGTTCAAGTTACTTCGTATTAAACTTTCAGATATGATGCTCATTACTTATGTCTGGATGTCAAAAAGCCCACCTGGGTTTCTCCTGGTGGGCTTTTGAAATTTAAGGCTTAAACCTTACGCAGCGGTTATAATTTTTTGGATCGCATGCGTGTTGATGATGCTTTCATCAACGCTGTTATAAACACGTAGGATGTCGCTCTTGATTGGCTCGTCGCGGTATGTTTCGGCTGTGAAAACTCCGCCGTCCGGACCATAGGACAATGTGCGTCCAAATCCGCCGTTGGCAAAGTCACCACCGGTTACTTGTGCAACGTAGTATGCGTCGGTCTCCCAAATCTTGGCGCGGCTTGATGTTTGTCCTTTTTGTGCGCTGTTGTAGCGAGTTGGGCAAATGATGATTTCTTCCACTCCGAAAGCGTCAAGTAAGACCTGGCGGTTTGTGTATTCGCCGTTGCCGTTGAAGATTCCGCGAGCGTCGTCTGTATTGAGCAGCCCATTAAAAAGAGAAACTTCAATGATCAATTTTAGGTTATCGTAGAACCCGTGGGCGTTCAATCTTTGGACCGCGTTTTGAATTGATTCAATTGGCTTCGCTGTGGCGACATTCATTTTGCCACCGGTTTGTGCTGTTCCTGTGATGTTTGCTGCCTTGAGAGCTGCTGCCACGCGTAGTTCGTGACCGACCATAAGGTCGCGCTGTAGCTTTTGTGCAATGGCTGCTGCGGCATCGCTGATGCCGTTGTCGTCCGCCTTTGTTTCATCTTCGTCGGGCAATACGCCTTCAAGTGCATATTGTTTGCATGAATAGCTTTGCTTGCCGTATGAGAAGTCCTGGCGTGGGAAAAGGCTGCCGGCTGCGCGTTCCTTGGATGAGTTGTTGTCAAATTGATCAGTTGTGAATACTGGGTATTCGCCGACCTTCGTGGAAACGTCGCGGACCGGTAGGATCTGTGTGCCAACGAAGCGGTTTTCACCGATCTTGTTTAGCGCTTCAGATAATACTGGATTAAAGTTGCTTGATGTTGATAAGCTCATGATTTTTTAAGTGTTAAAAGTTAAGCAAGAATGATTTCAACAACGTCATCGGCTGCGCCGCCTGCGTCTACTGTGTAGCCAAGAACCGCGGAGGATGTTGTTGCTGTTGCTGCAACCTTGCCGGATGCGACTGCATATACTGCTGTGCCGGCGTTGGTTACTGTGGAGCTAAGAGTAGCTAAAGCTGTGCCGCCGCCGTTCAATAGAACGATGGGTGTGGCTTCGCCGGCGTCTGCGGCGCGTGATGTGAATCCGATTTGTGCTTCGGATGCTGAGTCTGCTGCGAGGGCTACTGTTCCGTCGTTACCGATTTTGGTAAGAAGGAAGGCTCCAATACTAGCAGTAGCGACAAATGTGCGCTGTGTGTTTTCTATGATTGTAGAAGTTGCCATGATTTGTAGTGGTTATATATTAAATAGTTCGGGTTTGTCTTTCGCTAGTTTCAAGGTCGCAGAAAATTCTGAGATTTTGTGGTCCTTCGCATATTGTGCGATGAGTTGCGCTCTGCTGCTTTGCGATGGGCTGTAGTCGCCATCTTCTTTTGAGAATTTGACCGCTTCGCTGCCCTTCACAATTGCTTGCAGTTCAATGATGCGGTTTTCCTTTGTAGAAATTTCATCATTTTTTGCGCTCAGTTGAGATGTGGCTTCGGCTAGTTCCTCGTCCTTCTTCATCTCTTCTTCCTTGTGACCGTCTAGTTCGGATTGTAGTTCAGCCATCTTTTCTTCATCTTCGGCAAGTTTTTGTTTTAACTCTTCGATTTCAGATTTGAGTTTGGCGTTTTCTTCTTCGAGCGCTTCGGCGGCTGCTTTTTCTTCTTCATCTTCGTGACCGCCTAGTTCGTCATCTTCGTGACCGCCTAGTTCTTTGTCCTCGTCCTCAGAAAGTTTTGCTGCCTGTGTGAATTGCTCGACGCATTCGGCAAGCTCTGCCATTTCGGCTTCAAGCTCTTCGTTCTTTTTTATAAGTTCTGCTTTTGTCATCTTGTATACTGGTTGGTTGTCAATTTTTGCGAATAGTCCTCGTTGGTTTGCCGCCGGGGAATCCACAAAGTCTGCACTTGTTACTTCTTCCACGCGAATGGATGGAAATTCAAATAGCGCATCTTCGGGCGGATTCTTTTCGTCGTATAGCCGGTCGCTGTCGTTGTTTGGGAATCGTCCCATTGGCACGTCGCCGTCTGGTGTCGCCCATGCGCTTGTGGCGGAGAATACAATACTGAGACCAAATCGTTCCGGTATCTTTTCCGCCATTTCAAAAAGTCGATTGAATTTTTTATTATCATCTTCCCGGAAGGATTCAAACGCTTCAAAGTCTCCCATGAGTCGGTCGTCCTGGATTCTGAAGTTTCTGAACATCCCGATCTCTCGCGTTAGGCGATCTTCAAATAGTGCGCCTCGGTGTGTAATGTAAGCCGGCAGTTTTGTATCATCTAGTTGATCATCAATTGTTTCGATTGATTTGCTGTCCACGAATAATCCATGCCCTAGCGCCGGTCCTTCTGAAATTAACGAAACGCCTTCCATGATTCCGTTTTCACGGTCCACGTTGGTTTTCTCCATGCCAACTACTCCGAATGCAAATTTTTTCTCCATCTTACTTTTCGCCTCTTTGTCAATTTGTTCTAACTTTCTGATTGCCCAATTTACGCCGGTGGTGCCTCCCCATCCTAGCCATGCAACATAGCCGGCGTCCTTCCAGGGAGTGCCTTCAAACTTAGGATCAATCTCTGCGTTTTTCTGATGGCGCTTAAATGATGCCATTCTTGCTATGGTGTTCCTGGATAACTTTTCACGCCTGGCAAGTTGCCCGGCGCGGCGCCATCCTATTGCTGTCATGCCTTTGATTTCATCCGGGTGTTCGTCTCTCCATCTTAATACTTTTTTTGCGTTGTCTGTGGCGGTCTGCGGATAGTCGTTATATGTTCTTTCAAATTTTTGAGCTATTTTCATCGCCTTCCATGCTGCGCACCAATATTGCGGTCGTATTTGTGCTTTCCACTTGGTGCAGTAGAATCTATGCACTTCATCGTCGCTCTTGTGATCTTCGGCGTAAAAGGAGCAATTGATGCATGCTTGACCTTTCGTTTCTCCGTCTTTGGCTGCTGGGCGGTATGCTTCCGGTAATGCTTCCGGTATCGTTTCTCCGTCTGGGTAACTTTTAAACTTGGACGCCTTCTTTTCTTTTCCGGCTTGTGGATGCGATTTTGGGAGCAGGTCCGTGTCGTGCTTTCCGCTTCGGTATCTTAGATTTCTGAGCGCGTATAGAAATGAGTTTACTCGCGCTTGCGCCCATTGTTCCGGTGATGTAACGGTTGGGCGCACACTTGATGGGTTGTTCCGGTAGGCGCCAATGCCTCGGTTGAAGCAAATTTTAAGTTTTCGCAGAGTTGTTTGTTTGCGCTTGTCGTCGCCAACTTTTTCCCGGTGCGCTTTGAGTTTTGTTTGCAAGGATTTTTCTACCCTTTTGCTGACCTGGTCGCTTAATGGCATTATTCACTTTCTCCGGTGATCACTTCTCCGTAGCTTCCGCTTACGCTTGTTGGGAATGGATTAATGAGTTCCTTCCATTCCAGGTCGTTTGCCTGGGCGATCTGTTTTGCCTTTTTTATGTTTTGCGCTTTCCTGGTCAAAACATCCTCTGCGGTGTATCCAAATGGTGCCGTTATGTCGTCCAGGGACATGGCACCGGCTCTGAAGTATTCCATGTCGGCTTTAACTTGTGCTGCCTTGTTGATCCATCGAAATGCCGGGCGCTGCCATCTGCATTTGAATGGAGTAGGTGCCTCGCCTGGTTCAATCAAGCCGTCCGCCATCTTTTGTCCAAGCCACCGGCGATACAAGCGGTTCATCACTCGGATGATGTCGCTTTGGTATGATTCTATGGTTTGTTGGTATTGGAGAACCACGCCCTGGGATGCGGAGAACGAGCTGCCTCCGATCTCCATCAATAAAAATTCTAAGGGAATGCCTACGGCGCTTCCGGCTTTTCTTAATAAATAACTGACCCATTGTATTCCGTCTACGTTGGGTCTGCCGTTGCTGCTGATCACATTGATATCTTCGCCTGGCTCTAAGTAGTGAAAGCGTCCGGGTTCAAACTGTTCAAGGTTTCCGATCTCATCTTGTTCGCTCGCTTCAAGCCGGTTTTGCAATTCAAACTCGTAGCTGTTTTCTCTTTTGACGGCGACCGATAATGATGCGCTCACTTTGGCGGCTATCATTTCTACCCGGTCGTATTCGTCGCAGTCTTGCAGCGTGTTCAAAATTGGGGCAAGCTCTGGAATGCCTCTGTATTGAACCGGGCGGACCCGGCGAAAAAATGGCAAGAAGTCGCGAGCCGGTATGGTCCGTGATTCTCTCATTGTTCCGTTTATGCGCTCGCCTACGGTGTAGCTTATTGGTTTGCCGATTGCGTCTACCTCCACTCCATTTTGATATTGGGCTGCTTCGCTGCTTGTGCTTTGTCCTGGTGGGTTGCAGATTCGGCTGCCATCTACAAATTGCACCTGCCCGTCGTTCACGATCAATCCGCAGTCTCCGTAAAAAAGGAGCGCGTCGACCATCTGTTGTTGCAACTCGCGCATGTCCATTTGCCCGGTCACTTCCGGGTTGCTTGAGAATTCGTCCCATAGATCCTGGATCTTGTTGTCCAGGTCGTCGCTGCCGGTTGATGGTTCCGGTATGATACCTCTGCCTATCACATCTGCTTTACGCAGCCTGGATAAAGATGCCA